CTTGATAGGCTCCTTTCCTTTCAGGATCTTTTTGGACATTGACGCGCTCAACGCCAATTATTGGAAGTTTCAGTGCACCAGCATCGTCGCGCAGATCTTTTTTGTTTTTAACCTGATAAGCTCTTTCGGACGCCTGCCATATAACGGGTGTTTTAACAAAACCCTCGTTTGTGTAAGTGCTTAAATCAAGAGTGTCGTTGAGGTACTCTACAAGAGACCGATCAATATTTTCAATAGTAGATGCCAACATTCCAATTTCTTTTAGAGTATAAGATCCCGTATTGGGGATGTTGGGCATCTGAGCGAATCCGAAATTATCAACTGGCATCGAATAACCCCTTTCTTGCTCTGCGACATCTTGCTGAGATCTCAAATTCATGCCCAGCCTGACCGAAAAGGAGTCTTTGTTCTGACAATTTGACTACTTCGAAATAAAAACCATTATATAGCACAAAATCACCTTCCCTAACATATAAATTCTGATCATCTTCTAATCTGCGACGGTGGAAAAAGACATTTATTTCCCACGACTTGTCTATTCCTGCGGATTCCAAGTAACTAGTTGAGAATTCAGTATACTCTACTAATGCATAGACACGAATGGGAGGTAGAAATGTTTTCTCCACTGCTTCTCCATATAGGTCGTTAAAATTAGTAGCCTCCATGTCTATAGGATAATAAAGAATCTGCTGACCGATTACTTTTTCGATCAACTCATCGTTTACTTGCTTGACCAGATCTCTTTCTTTTTGTCCTAGGAAGAGGGGCGGTGGTGGCTGTTCAGGTCTTTTCCATTCATCTGCCATTTATTTTACCCCACAAATATCGGCAGCGGAGATCTTCTAAATGTCTCTTCGGCAGCCGATGCCTTCTCTTGATCGCCCTTGGCTAATTCAACGTATTCTGTCTCTTGTAGCATTTCTCGAAGTTTGGTTTTAAGATTTTCTTGTTCTTCTTTAGCTTGTGAAAGCAAATCCGCATGGTTTAACGTCACACTCTCGCCCGGAATTGGAATAGTGCTGAATTTACCTCGAATTTGACCCAACATCTCCTTAGAAAGAGCAAGTGAATACTTGCGGATCCACTGTTTACCGATAGCATTGATATGTGCATAAGGAATATTGTCAAAAGGCAGTGTATTGAGGTTGTTGACGCCATCTGTTCCATCTTTCATGTTAGGGTTGGCATCCCAAGCGTCTTTTTGGACATAAAACCTAACCCAAATGCGATTACTCTCTTGAAAGCCCCAATAAGATGGTGTTGGGTAAAGTCGCAATTTATTATCTATCAATTCATACGAATAATTGGAAGTTCGCGTGACAATCGAGTCTTCGTACATGATTGCTTGCATTTTGTTCTGCCATGTGGGTATAATTTCAAAAGTTGAGTCATCGGCGAATTGTCCGTAAGTTGAATAATTACCAACAACGCCGACACCGCCATAATACCCATAAAACCTCCACATTGCGCGTGGTGACTTGTAATACACTTTGGTGACAAATATTCTCTTATTGTCTACCCTGTTTTTAAAGGGTACAGACGCACCAGTCTCGTCAACACCTGATACAGACGCACTTTGAATGATTTCCTGTAAATCATAGTCCTGCACGCCGGACGATGGTTTGAACGAAGCCGAATATTGTGGCTGGGTACCGCCAAAGCCTCCCATTGCGGCCATTCCATCGCCAACTCTCTTGGCATAAGTAAGCTGGGTTCGTGGGAATTTCAAATTGCTGCCGCTCGGACCTGTTTTGCGCTCACCCTTATAATCAAACGTACCAGTGGTGGCTCCCAGCGTATCTGAGAGAATGTTTTTACCTTGATGCAGGTTGACAATATAAGAATATTCTAAAACTGCCTCTTCGTAGGCAGAGTACACATTCGCATCAGTAAGTTCAATATCGACGACATCTCCGCCAAGTTTTTTGTACGTATAGTTAACTTGCAGGGCTGCGCCTGTTAAAAAATCTGCAGACCCGGTATAAATGCCAAACGGTACCGATGAAGAAACTGCGCTGGCACTACCCGTTTTAGAAAGAACGATAGCGCTGGTTTTTGATCGTGGGCTCAGATTAGTTGGCACGGATATACCCTCCTATTACATAAATAGTTGCAAAAAAACAAAGCTCTGGTGCATCTGAAGCTTCATATTAATTAGTAGGGCTTTTTGTTACTTTTTGGTTGTTGTCGTCGCTTTTTTCGTAGTTCTTTTCTTTGTAGTCCGAGTGGTGGTTGCTTTCGGGGCATCATAAACACTCGTACCTCTTTTGCGAGTGGCTTTCTTGGTGGTCGTCGTCTCTGCGACGGTTTCTACCACTTGTTCTGTTTCGGTAACAGTTTCCACTACGGGCTCAACAATTGGTGTTGCGGCTACGGTGGTTTCGCGAGTAGGTGTCGAGGTCGTATCCTCGGTTGTTGTTTGGTTCCGTGCACGGGCGTTCCGTTCGCGGGCCAACTTTTTCAATCTCATTCTCTTACGAGGGTGCATAATAGTTCTCCTTGGGATAACATAAATAGTTTACCCGGAAGCAAAAATCTCAAAAAATTGCCGGGGAAAAAATTTGGCAGATCGACATTTTCAAAAAAAACCCCCAATTCCAAAGAAAAGGGGGCATCATATAAAGATATATTTTAATTAGCTCCCAATTAGGCGATTAATCTATAAGTCACCCAGAAAACTGCGGCACCCCCATTGATATCGTTAGCACTAGGCTCAATGGTGCCATAGACACTTCGTGCCGAGGTGCTATAAGCTACATCATCTTCGAATTCCAAGGTTTGATTACCACCCAGCGCTTTTCTCTCGTGAGAGTGTGTGCTTGTTCCTTTACCAGCTGCAACTGTAGCTGCGGCACCCGCAAGACTGTCAGTATTAGATGTGGTAAGTTCGTGCCCACCTACGCTGGTGCCAAACCAACATTCATATGTCGGCGTTCCTGAAGATGCTGACAACTGTGTGGTTACCACACAGCCAAGACCCGTGATAATGCTATTTGCAGGGACCGATAAACCGGTGGTATCTCCAAAACCGCCGGATTCGTCCGCGGAGCATGCTCCAGAATAAAGTGTGCACTCCACCCCTTTCGTCGACTTGAGTGTGACACCCGAATAGGTGTTCCCAGCCATCTCTAATTCTCTCTTGAGATTTTCAATTAGGGCTTGCGTTCTCGCTAAGCCTACTCTCTTACTTCCCATAGTTTAAAACCCTCCATTTATAATCATGTCAAAAACATTATGGTGAACCTTTCGATTCGTCTGTAATTAGTTTTGGGATAAACAAAGACCCCCGCCTTTTTCAAGGCGGGGGGCTTTCATTTCACATTTGCTTAGGTTTTCTGACCTATAGCTAACAAAAGTTAACTATTAGCTAGAAGCACCAGATTCGCCAATGAGTCCGCGGACGATAACAAGACCGTACATATCAGGACGCACCATCTTCTTGGCATAGCGCGTCATGACTCCCTTACGGGGTACGAAGTCTTCTGGTCCGAAGATCGTAGGAGTGGTTTGCAGCGGTACGTACGGAGCGTACACATATCCACTTTCAAGGAAAGAGGATCCGCGTCGACCAACAAGAATCAAGTTCTTTTGGAAGTAAGGATCAACGATAACGTCAAACTTCTTACTCAAAGAACCGACCTTAACCGAACCAATAGAACCTCGCTCGTCGTCATGAGTGACGGAAGCGCGGAATCCAGCGGTGAACTCAAGAATGTTGGCAACTTCAGGTCCGCAGACGATGAAGTTAGCACCACCCCGAAGAGTCTTGCGGTGGATAGCGGCAGATACATCATTGATGGTCTCTGCAAGGGTCTCATACCACTCTGACACGGTACCAGTGAAGTCGGGAGCCGCAGAGCTAGCGCCAATTTCAGCACCAGTTTCACGGTTAACGAACAGTCCCGGAGAACGTGACCAGTAGTAGGTAGCAGCAGTTGCACCAGAGACGAGATCGGCAAGAATCTCACGATCAATTTCAAGAGCAATTTGCTCCGAAAGGATCGAGGTCAACTCAACCTCCGCATCAAGGTTGTGATAGGCGTTAAGGTCTTGACCTAACTCCGGAGTCCACTTAGCCTTGAGCTTCTTCGTCATGGCGGTGACAGCCACAGAATCGACCTTGATGTCGATCTCAGGAATCTGAGTACTACCCTCAAGTCCCCACTCGGTTGTACCAACGATGGCACCCATAGAGCTACCTACCGCATCAAAGTCATCAGTCATCGGAACTTGAACAGTAATGGAGTTCTCTTCCGTGATAGCGCCAACGCTCGATGACTTCGCCACAAGATAGTAACGAATACCCTCATTTCCACTGGCAGAATCTGCAGCAGAGACGATTTGGGTGAGTCGACGAACTTGTCTTAACGATCCCGAGAAAGATGGCGATAGACCACCAGCAGCACCGGAAAGAGCTGTGTCAACGTTAGTGATCTTAAAGGCAGACAAGTTATTGAAGTCTGCTTGTGCAGCCGCGTACTCAGTACTCTTGTCAACTTCAAGAACAACCACCTTGTAAGAGGTGCCGCTACCGGAAAGAGCCAGAAGATCGGCATCAAAGTCGATCAGCTTCAAGTTACTTTCGGTTGCAGGGTTGTCGTCCAAGTCGAACTGAGCCTTGATCACGTATTTACCAGTTGCACTCGATGCGGAACCAGTCGCAGAACCGTACGCGTAACCACGTCCGGAAATACGAGGACCACCGAGATCAGCACTAGATGACTGAACAAGGTCAACACCACCAGTGATTTGGGAACCAACCTGATCAGTACCATAAATGGACTTGTTGGCTGGGTTACCAAAACGATCGGTTTGGGTGCTCTTGTCTCCCGGTCCGCCAAGATCTGGCGAGAACAAGAAGTCAAGGAAGAAAATGAGACCCGATGGGAGACTCATTGGCTGAACACTAACTAATTCATTAGCAATCAGACCGGCGAAAACGCGACGGACGATCGGGAATGCGACGGCTGCGAAACCTTCGACATCACCAGCTGCCATGCTGCTGTTCTCGCGGAGAAGCTCTTTAGCTTGGTTCTCAAGCAAACGAGCCATGGATGATCTTTGGCGACCATCATTCAGACCTTCAAGAAGTCCCGTCTTCTCCCATTTAGCGAGAAGGGCGGAACCTTCGGCCTGCATATCGCGATTGACAATACCTTCTGTCAATCTTCCAATAATACTAGACATTTAGATTACCTCCTTAAAATTGTAATTGGTTTATTCTATTCCAGCTAGTCTCTTCATGCGATCCGAAAACGGATCATGAGGAGTTGACTCTTTACGAGTCGCACGAATAACAGAGGAACGACTTCCGATTGCTTCGCTCAGTGATTGTGGACCGCGCTTAGGTGCAGCCTCCACTGTGCTTTGAAGTGTTTCGTGAATCATTTTTGCTTCCGTGACTGAACCAGCATTAGAAATAGCTTCGACAATCTTTTCTTTTTGTCGCTCATTTAAGGAGGTATTTCTTAAAACACGGTTCGTATAAAGCAAGCGAGCATTGGAAAGATTTACATCTTGTAAACTTTCTTTTAACTCTTCAATTGCTTGCTTGTATTGTGAATTTTGCTCGGTGAGTTGGTTATTTTCGAAAACCAACTCTTCTTGAGCTTTCTTCAAATCGTTTAATTCTTCTTCGACGTCGGTACTGCGTCTGTGGGCGAGTTCTTTCTCGATTTCCCACTTCATGCTTTCGGATGAGCGACCAGCCCAACCCGAAAGAGTGGCGCCCATGTCCACTGTAAGTTTTTCTGCGATGGCGTCAACAAGAGCATCCACGTTAGCATCGTCAGCGGTGTCCGACTCTTCTAATCCAGCTTTTGTCATTGCGTCAGCGTCCGCTTCTTCAGCGGCAGCAGAGCCAGCAAGGGCGGCGGCGCTCGAATTGCCGGTGGCAGACTCTTCGTCAGCCTCTTCGCCGGCAAAAGAGCCAGGATCGTTGACTTCTTCTAATTCGTCATCGTCGAGCATCTCCGAAAGGTCTACTTCGACCTCTTCTGACTCTTCTAATTCCTTGATTGCTTCTTGCAGAGCGCCTAAATCGATATTTAACTCGACCGACTCGCCGGCGTTTGGAAATCCGTTAAGATTTTCTCCGTCTAGACCGTCAAAACCGTCAGTAGCAGCTAAAGGAACGTTGTCTTCGGCGTCAATAGGTTCTGTGGTGCCTGTTTCTTCGCCCATCTCCCCTTCAGTCGCTTCCAATCCGGCATCGAGTTCCGGTGCAGGCTCTTCTCCGGCGGCGGGTTCCAGATCTCCTCCCAATTCTAGATCAAGATCGTCCTGTTCTAACATGCGATCTAAAGTTTTCTTTACCTCTTGGGAATATTTTTCAATAACCATGGTTTCTGCATTTTTTAATGCTGCAGCGCGTAAAGCTTTTGCGTCTACAATAGCCTCGCTAAGTAAGTTAGACATATATTAACTCCTAAAATGACATTAATTCAGGAATAAATAGTTTCCAGACTCACAAAAGTCAATTTTTTGAACTATTATAACGGCAGATGCACGCCCATACTAAGCGCCAGTATCTTCTTACCATAATCGTCGGAAGTGTCATTGCCAACAGGCAGCGTCCAAGTTACACCATTATCTGTGCTTCTATAGATTCTGCCGAGGTGCTTTGGATAATGTCCCATGCGCTCAGTGGAACCCTTTGAAGCTACATACCACGTGCCCTCTCCATCGGTAACAATTGAAGTGAGATCGGTGGAGGACGTGGATGATGTCGAGCGCCTAAGACGTGTCACCGGACCCACAAACGCAGCAGCAGCGCTGCCTCCAGATTCACTAACATCAAAAGCGGCGACATAGTTCTGATCACAAACACAGACGCGTCCTGCTGCGGCTGCTATGCGCATTCCATAGCCGTCACCCTGCAGGGATCGTGCAGTGTGTTCACCATTAAGGGAAATCGGATCTCCTGCTACGGGGATGTAAGATTCAGGTTGTGTTCCGGCGCCAGTGAGGTCGACAAGACGAAGGGTTGGACCCCAACCACTAGAAGTGTTGCTCGTTGGTGCGCATATCACGCGAGACTCCGAAACAGAGCCATCATTATACCCATATACACATACCAAAATACTATTAGTGATCACCAAGCCTTTAATGCCGCACCCTTCATCATCATAATTACCGCCCCCAATAATTATTGAATGTTCTTCGGACCATGTGAGCCCATCATCCGTGG